TAATAATCAACAACCTGCAATAAACCAAACATTTCAATTAGCACCTAATAATAGTCATACAATGAGATATGCAAATACCATTGAAGATGTAGAAAGAGAATCAGTTTATTTTGACACACCATTTTTTAGTAAAGACATGAGTGTAGTATGGGTTAAAGGTGCAAAGGGTGATATTAAAACTTACGAATTAACTGAAATAATACAAAAAGATAATAAGGACATACAAATAGAAATGTTACAAGCACAAATAAATGAAATGAAAGGAATGATAGAAAATGCAAAATCAAATGATGAACCTATTAATGAATCAATTGAAAGCAAGGAATCCACAAATGTTTCAATTCCTAGAACAAGCACAAAAAAATCAAAAGAATCCACAAGAGATATTTAAAGAAATAACTAAAAATTATAAACCAGAACAAATGGAAAATATATTTAATCGTGCAAGACAATTTGGAATAGGTGATGATGTTATTAATAAACTTAAATAAGGCTAGAAGCCTTATAGGAGGGCATAATTACTAGATAAATATACCTTCCTATAAAGTTTCTAGTGCTTTAAATATATAGAAAGGAGAATAATAAATGAACGGCGGAATACAACCAACTGTGGAATTAGCTACAAACAATGGAACTTATCCTTATCCAGTTTATCCAGCAATGGGTGGATTTGGTAATGGCTTTGGTGGATTTGGTGGCGATGGAGCAATTTGGATTATCTTAATAATCGCTTTACTTGGTGGATTCAATAATGGTAATGGTGGTTTCTATGGTGGAAACAATAATGACTTTGCTTGGTTATCAAACGGACAAAAAGACATTATGAACCATACAAGTGATGGATTTAATTCATTACATTTAAGTAACCAAGTTGAAGGTATTAGAGATGATGTAAACGATATTCAAAATGCAATTTGTAATTCAACTGCAAGTATAACATCTGCAATAAATAATGGTTTCTACAATAGTGAAATTGCAGCTGCTAATAGACAAATGGCAAATATGAATACTGCATTTGATTTAAGTAGACAATTTGCTGACTGTTGTTGTGAAAACAGACTTGGTATTGCTAACTTAAATAGCACTATCTTAAGTGAAAATTGTGCTGATAGAGCTGCACTTGCTGATGGATTAAAAGATGTATTAATCAACCAAACTGCTAACACTCAAAGAATTTTAGATCAATTATGTAATGACAAGATTGACGCTAAAAACGAAAAGATTGCAGACCTTGAAAGACAATTAAGTATGAAAGATCTACAAGCAAGTCAAGTAGCACAAAATGCATTTATTGCTCAAGGATTTGCAAATGAAGTAGACGCTTTGTACAATCGCCTAAATTCCTGCCCTGTACCAAGTACACCGGTCTTTGGACGCACCCCTATATTCAATTGCAACAATAATGGCGGATGTGGATGTGGGTTCAACACTACAAGTCAATTTATTTAAAGCATAGAGTAGAATACTACTAACTCGAATACGAGAACTTGCTAATAGGTAAGGACATTCATGTCCTAAACAAGAGAATAGGCATAGTTCTGTTCTCTATTTTTTATAAAAATGCACAATAAAAGTGAAAATATTGTAATAATTTGGTATAAAATGCACTGTTTTTACAATATATTGTGCAAAATTATTGAAAGGAGAAAGATAAAATGATAGAAACAATTATAAATGAACCATTAGTATTGCCAAGTAATGCAAGCCCAATAACTTTTGATGAAACCGATATTAGAACAAGGTGTGCTACCTGTAGTTGTAATGGTTGGTTAGATTATTCAAATGGTAATCCTAATTTTAAAATATTTGGTAATGGTTATACAGGTTATTATGATGTAGAATTTAGTGCATCAGTTAGTTCGGCAACTGCTGGTGTTGTAGCGATAGGTTTATTTCAAGATGGAGTATTAATTCCAGATACAGTTAGAGCCGTAACAATTGCAGCAGCTGATGATTATGAAACTATTTCTTTTGATAAGAAATTAAGAGTATGCCCTCGTGGAACTACTAATATATCAGTTCAAAGTGTTCCAAGTGTGCCAACACCAACTGATCCTACAACACCAATAGCAACTACACAAGCAATTATAACTAATGCTACATTTAGCATATCTAGGATATAATGAAAAACAATTTAGATGTAACTTCATTAATATTGCAGTTGTATAGTGTTATTTTACTATTACAAGATTATAATAACAAAGATTTAATGCAAGAATTACAACTACAAGATGAAAAATATTTAAAAACAATAATCAAACAAAATGAAGAAATAATAAGCCTTTTAAGAAAGGAGGATAACAATGCACGAGAAGTTGAAAGAAAAAACTGAAGAAAGCATTAACAAAATACTAGATGAAGGTATAACAACCAATAATTTAGAACACTTGTATAAATTAACTAAAATAAATCATATAGCAAAGGAGGAAGAAAATATGAATTACGGAAATTATGGAAATTATAGTGGCAGAGGACCAGGACATGGAAGTTATGGACGTGATAATTATGGAGATTATGGCAACTATGGAGAATATGGAAATTATGGTGAAAACTATGGTAGACGTGGACGTGATATGAAATATCGTGGTGACGATTCACTTGATAGAATGTCAGGAGAATATGGAAGATATATGGAATCACGTGAAAGATATGGTGCTGGTAGTCAAGAAAGTGATAAGAGTTTTCATTACATGGTAAAAGCACTTGAAGATTTTATTATGGTATTAAAAGAAGAAGCTGAAACACCACAACAAAAGCAACAATTAATGGAAACATTACAAAATAGCATGAGATAATATGTATAGATATTATAATAACAATCCACATAATAGACATATTGACGATTGTAGTATAAGAGCTTTGTCTTTATTAACAAATAAAAGTTGGAATGAAACTTATGAAGAATTAAGTTATTTAGCAAATCAAGATAGTTTAATGATGGATAGTGTTGTATTTTTAGAAGATTATTTAGATGATAGATACCCTAGAGAATGCCATTATTCTAAAACAATTGGAGAATTTGCAAATGAATATCCCTATGGAAAATATGCAGTAAGTACCAACGGACATTTGACAGCTATTGTTAATGGCTATATTATGGATACTTTTGACCCAAGTAATAGAGTTATGAGGTGTGCTTGGAGAATTGATTAAAGGACATAATTTGTCCTTTTTTATTTGATATGATATAATAAATTTAGGTGATTTTATGAAATTAAGTATTATAATACCAGCACATAATAATACACAATATTTAAAACCTTTATTAGAAAAGTTAATGAAACAAAAGAAAAATGAAGTTGAAGTTATAGTTGTTGAAGATGGATCAACAGAGGATATGTCTTTTATTGATACATTTGATGTAGTATCTATACATCATAAAGAAAGAAAACTACCAAGTGGTGCTAGAAACATAGGCTTAGATTTAGCAAAAGGCGAGTATATTACATTTTTAGATAGTGATGATGATATAATAGATAATTATATTGAAACATTATTTGATATGATGAAAACAAATGCAGATTGTTACTCATATAGATATTATAGTGATAGAAATGGTGAACCTAGTTGGCAACAAGAATCAGTATTATGGTGTTATAATGTTTGGAGTTATTTATACAAAAAAGAATATATAGGAGATAAAAGATTTGATGAAAACAAAGAATTTTATGAGGATGTTGACTTTTTAAGACGTGTTGTAAAAGGTGGCAATATAGAACATATAGATAAATGTCTAGTATATTATAATGGTGATAATCCTACATCACAAACACATAGATGCGAAGAATTAAAAAGACAAGGGCTGATATAATGAAAGTAGCGGTTGATAAAAATACATATAAAAAAATAAAAAAAGATAAAAATGAATATATTTATTTATTTGATAATGAATCATTAGAAGAATTAATTGAAACTAAATTACATTGTTTACATTATAAAGAGTGTAAGTTTGTAGATATTAATTTAACTAATTATGACATTGATTGTATAAAAAAATGTAAAATAACTGATAAAGATTGGGATAAGATAGAATTTACTAATTATAAAATAGGTATTATTGTGCCAAATTATAATTATGCACACACTTTAAATAAATGTATTGATAGTATATTAAATCAAACATATCAAAATTTTGAAATAATATATGTAGATGATATGAGTACAGACAATTCAATACAAATAATGCAAAATTATCAAATACACACTACTAACAAGATAAAAATAGTTCATTTAAAACAAAAAAGATATAATGGTGGTGCTAGGAACGAAGCGTATTTACATTTAAGTGATGATGTAGACTATGTATATTATGTAGATAGTGATGATTGGTTATATGATGAAACTGCATTAGAACAAATAAATAGAAAGTTACAAACTAAACCTGATGTGTTATTTGTTGGTTTAGCTAATTATAAAAATGGTAAATTAAATAAAAATTGTTTTATTCCTAAATATAAAGATAAGTATGAAGCTATACAAGGTTGGAGTGGAAGTTGTGGAAAGGTTATAAAAAAATCATTGGCAACTAAACAAGAATGTTTGTATAATGAAGGTACATTAAAAGAAGATAAGAACCAACATTGTAAAATATGTATTTATATGAATAGTTTTAAATTATTACAAGAACCTATATATGTTTGGAATCAAGACAATAATAAATCAGTTACAACTATTAGAGATAAAGAAATATGGGGAACAAGTACAATAAGACATTATGCTGATACTTTGCAACTTGCTTTAAGTGTTAAAGGTAAAGATCCAATGATTGATAGAATAATGGAACAAAGAGTAGATAGAACAAAACAAGAAATATTAAAAGGTGGGGATTGTCAATGGTAATTAAATTACAAGCTATAAAAGATTTTACGCTAGGCAGGTTTGGTGAATTAGAAAATATTGAACGTGTAGGTGCTGATACTATTGGTAAAATAAATAAAAATGATAAATTTGAATGTAGTAAGGAACTTGCTGATTATCTTTTAGGAAAAAATATTAAAGGTGTAATTGTTGCAAAGGTTATTGAAGTTATACCAAGCAAGAAATAATCTTGCTTTTTATTTAGCTATTTTGACAATTATTGACACTTATATTATAATTATATTAAGAGTTCGAAAGAGGACTCCTATAATGAATCTCACGTGTTCGTGGCACGTAAAATATTACGATAGGAGGAAATTATGAAAAGAGAAGATTTAGACTTTTTAGAAAATGAACAAATTGACAAGGTTATGTCTTTATATGGTAAGGCAATTACTAAAAAAGATAAGGAATTAGAAACTTTAAATAATTCAAAAAAAGAATTAGAAGATAAAGTTACTACTTACGAAACTAAAATCAATGAGTTTAATGAAAGTGCTAAAGACAATGCTGATTGGAAATCTAAATATGAAGAGTTGCAAACTTCAATTAAAGAACAAGAAGCAAAAAAACAAGCTGAAGAACAAGATAAAATATTAACTAATAATATTAATAATTTGTTTGAAGGCAAAACATTTACTAGCGAATATGCAAGAAATGGTCTTTTAAATGATATTAAGGAAGGTTTGAGTAAACCTGAAAACAAAGGCAAAGGTATTCAAGATTTGTTTGATGAATTAACAAAAGATAAAACTGATATTTTTAGCAATCCTAATGAAATGAAAGATATGGAAGGCATGGGCGATAGTGAACAAAATAATAATATAAAAGAAATGCCAATTTTATGGTAAAGAAAGGAATGATTATTTATGGCAAGATTAGATTCTTTAAGTATTAACCTTGTTACTGAAGGTAAAGATAAACTTGCTGAAGAATATGGAAAAGTTATTGATAACTTACAACATATAACATTAGCAAGTAGATTAAAAAACACTGACTTATCAGGAGATCCTACATCTGGTACAGTTGAAGCAAAAAGATTTGCAAATAAAGTAGGAAAAAGTTATGGAACTGCAAGAGCAGCTGGAAAAGGTGATTATATTGAAGCTTCACCAGTTGTAATTTCAATCAATGATAATACTGAATACATTGAAGAAGTTGAAGAAAAAGATATAAGAACTTATGGCGTTGATGGTTTAATAGCTAGAAGAACTAAAAATCATCAAGATGGTTTAGCAGTTGAATTAGATACTAAATTCTTTAGTGAAGCAGTATCACAAGGAACTTCATTTACTGCAACAGGAACACCAACTATTGAAGATGAAATTGAAGAAGCAATTCAAACAATTGAAACTACTAAAAATAGTTATGTAAATGGTGTACCAAGAAACATGATTGAAGTTGTTATGTCACCTGCTTATTATGGTAGATTAAGAAATAAAATTAATTCTATTTCTAACTCTAATAATTTAGGTGTTGTTCCAAATTGGGAAGGTGGAACATTTAATAATACAAATGTTTATTCAAGTGTATTCTTACCAAATGGAATTAATTATGTAGTAATGGTTAAAGGCGCAGTTGCACAACCAGTAATGACTTCTATAATGAATCCAGAAAAAGTACAATTAAGTGACGCTACTGCATTTGGTTTATTTGCATACAAAGGAACTAAAGCAGTTACTCCAGATTTAATTATCTATAATGGTTCAGTAGTAAGTTTATAATAGAAAATAGAAAAGGAGGGCATTATGGAATTTGAAGGACAATATCTAACCTATCAAGAATATAAAGGGCTAGGTGGAACTTTAGACCTAATGCCTTTTAACTTATTAGAATTTGAAGCAAGAAGACAAATTGATATAAGAACTCAATCAAGATTAAAAGATAGTGAAAACGTACCACAAGAAGCAAAATTGTGTGATAATAATTTGATAAATAGTATTATGAAATATGCTGAAAATAAATTAAAAACTGAAAGTAATGATATAAAAAGTGAAAATACAGATGGTTATTCCGTTTCTAAAATAACACCTGATATGATAAAAGATATTGTTGAATCACATCAAAGTGATATAAATGATATTATAAGGGCTTATTTACTAGGTGTTGTATATAATGGAGAACACTTGATGTATTGTGGAGTAGATAAATGATAACTAATTCAAGTTTAACTGTTTATCATAAAGACGGATTAGATGTAGCGACACATTTTGAAAAATGGACTAGATATAACTATGATAAAGTGTGGTTCTTTGGTGGCAAGGGTGCTGGTATAAATAAAGGATATGACAATGCAAATGACGTACAAGTGCGAATACCTTATGATAAAAATAATAATTTAGATATAAATGATTTCGCAATTGGTGATATTCTTGTTCAAGGCACACTTGACATTGATATAGAGACACAACAAGATTTAGAGAATTATCTAATTTATAACATAACAAGTATTAATAATAATAATTTTGGAAATAATCAACATATTCATATTGGAGGTATTTAATGCCTGTCAAAATGCAACCTACAAGTGTAATAAAAGTTAATTTAGGTATTGATCCTAATGGCAGAGTACAACGTTTCTTTGCTACAACTTGTGCAAAACACATGGATAAATATGTTCCATTTGATACAGGTGCATTAGCAAGGTATCATATTGAAGGTGGCAATAAAATTGTTTATAATCAATTATATGCTAGGTATCAATATTATGGTATTAGTAAAAATGGAAAACATTTGAATTATCAAAAAGATAAACATCCATTAGCTACTTCATATTGGGATAAACACATGTGGACTGCTGAAAATCAAGATGTTGTTAAAGAAGTACAAAATTATATTGGAGGTAAATTGAAATAATGGAATATAGTAATTATAGAATTTCAAAATTAAGAGATTATCTATTTGATATAATAAATACTCTTACCACAGATAGAAAGTATCAAATTAATGCTGATATGTTAGGCGGTAAAGGAAATTATTCACTTGATAAAATACCTACTGAAAACACAATCACAAGATGGGTTACAGGTGTTGAAATTCATAGAGATGTTTATTCATTTAGAAGTCGCAAGTCTTATTCGCAAGATACTATTAATAATCTAAAAAATATTGGATTCTTTGAAGAATTTGAAAATGTTATCAAATCTAATAATAAAAAAGGCGTGTTGCCTGATATAAATGGTATAGAAAGTATTGAGTGTTTGAATTGTGGAACAATGTTTAGTGTTGATGGCACAGAAGCAACGTTTGAAATTCAAATACAAATTACTTATATAGAAGATAATGAAGAAGGGGAAATAAGTTTATAAAATTGTAAAGGAGGAAGAATAATATGGCTCAATTATATAGAGATCAATTTCATCACTATCTAAATACAGCTACAACAACAGGTGATGAAAGTAATCCAACTTGGAAAAGAGAAGGAACAGGTGTTGAAGCTTTAAGTATTGCATTTAATCCTCAAAAAGATACATATAAAACTATTTTAGATAGAACTTCAAATACAACTTTTAATAATTATGAATTAAGTTCATCAATTAGTGATAAAAGATGTTATAGTGAAGATCCAATATATGATTATCTTGATGATTTAAGAAGAAATGCGACTGCTGGTGAAACACAATTAATTGAAATAAATACTGCTAAGACAGTTACTGTTGGAAATTATGAAGCAGTTAAATATAAAGTATTAATTACAATAAATGAATGGTTAGGTGAAAATGCTACTATTAGTTATGATATAGATTATAGTAATCCAGTTCAAGGAACTGCAACTATATCTGGTTCAACTATTTCATTTACACCAACAACAAGTTTATAATAAACCTTTAAGGGTTGGAGGGTATAACCCTCTAACTCTTTTATTTATTTTAGAAAGAGAGGAGAGTATAAAATGACAGACAATTTTATACAATTAAAAGAAAGTGATGTCTTAACACTTAAAATTAAGACAAGTGATGGAAAAGAAACAGGAGAAGAATTAACATTTGATTTAGAAGATATAGAACTACCTTTAAAGTATCAGGAAATGGCTGAAAGAGATAGAAAAAATAAAGAATATTTAAGAAATCAAATGATTATTATTGATAAAAGACAAGACGTCAAAGGAAAGAAATTATTAAGCAAAAATGAAGAAGATAAAATAAAAGCAGTAAATGATTTTTTTAAAAAAGAAATTGATATTTATAATATGTTTTTAGGAGATAATGGAGTTCAAAAATTGTTGAATGGTAGAAAAATAGGATGGACTACTTTGCAAGAAATTGATGAAATTATTGAAAAACAAATTGCACCTAAAATTGATATGAGCATGGATAAAATAACTGAAAAAGTTAAAGAAAAATATGGTCAAGCAATTAATAAAAACAAAGAAGCAATAGAAGTGTTAGATTAATGAAATGTTGTAGAAAAGTACAAATTGAAGATACAATCTATACTGCTAATACTGATTTTAGAATTGCAATTAGATGTAACCAAATTGCTTTAGATGAAACAATAGGTGATTTTGAACGTGTTTTAGGTATCTTATATACTATTTTTGGTGACAATGGCATAAATAATCCTACTCACTACGAAAAGTTGCTTAAATGGGCTAAAAATTGGCTTTCATTAGGTAAGGAAATAAAAGAAGACAATGAAGAACCTGATATGGATTATATTGAAGACATGCCATATATTGAAGCAAGTTTTATGAGTGATTATAAAATAGATTTAGAAAATGAAGAAATGGAATGGGAAAAATTTAGCAAATTATTAAATGGTTTGTCAAATAGTGAAAATGGCAATTGTTGCGTATTAAATAGAGTTAGAAATTTAAGAAATTATGATGTCAAACAAATTAAAGATTCAAAAGAACGTTCAAAAATAGAAAAAGCAAAAAAACAAGTTGCATTGAAAAAACATAGAATTGTAAAAGAAAAACAATTTACTGATGAAGAAATAAGAAATATGGAAGAATTTCATAAACAATTAAGTTTATAGAAAGGAGATAAAAAATGAATAGTGGAGAAGTTATTATTGAAGCTAAACTTAATACTAAAAGTTTTGACGCACAAATAGATAAGTTGACTGATAAATTAGATACTTTAGAACAAGAATATGAAGCAGCACTAAAAGATAAACAATTTCCTAAAGATGAATTAATTAAATATCGTGAAGAAATTGAAAAAACAAGTAATAAATTAAGCGATTTATACAGAAAACAAAACGAATTAAATCAAAATCATGCTTTTGAAAAATTAGGTAGTTCAATTAATGGCATTATTAAAAAGGTTACTAAATGGGGTCTAGCAATATTTGGTGTTCGTTCTGCTTATTTAGGAATAAGACAAGCTATGAGTATTTTAAGTCAATATGATGATCAAATGGCAACTAATATAGAATATATTAAATATGCTCTTGCAATGGTATTAAAGCCAATTATAGAGTGGATAGTTAATGCAGTAATGACATTATTACAATATGTTAATTATATTGCTAATGCTTGGTTTGGTATTAATTTGTTTGCTAACGCTAGTGCTAAATCATTTCAAAAAGCAAATAAAAACGCAAAACAATTACAAAAAACACTTGCTGGTTTTGATGAAATGAATGTACTTAATAAAGATGGATCAGTTGGTTCTTTAGGTAGTGGTGTTCCAAGTATTGATTTATCAAACATAAAAAATGTAGAAATTCCTGATTGGGTCAAATGGATTGCAGATAATAAAGATATAATATTAACTGTATTAGGATCTTTGGCAGCTACATTTGCTGCAAGCAAGGTTCTTGGTTGGGTAAGTAATTTAGGAGTGTTAGGTAAAGCATTAGGAACAGGTAGTGGTATTTTAGGTTTATTAACAAGTATTGCAACATTTGGAGCAATAGCAATAACTATTGGTATAGTTGGAAATGTATTAAAAGAAACACAAGAACTAAAAGATAATATAGATAAAATTAATAAAAACAATAGAAAATATCAACAAGATTGGTTAAAAAAAGAAGAAGATATAAATACAATTATACAAACACAAAATGTTAATAGAGCAGCAGCAAATAGATTATTAGAGCAAAATAATGGTTGGGTAGAAAAGATTCTTGGACTTGATAAAAAAAATCTACAAACTGCTAGAAATACTGCTGAAAACATTGGTGATCAAATTACAAGAGAAGTAGAATTATATAAAAAGAAAGTTAAAACAGAAGGTGTTACAGAAGAAACAAAAGAATTAAATGAACAAATAAAAAATAGTATAATAGAGCAATATAATTGGAACTTGAATTTAATTGAAAAATTAAAAGAAGCAGGAATGGATACTGGTGAAATTGAAAAAGTAAATAGAGATTTAATCCAAAATTATAAAGATATGAATGGTCAAGTTGTTGAAATAAAAGATGGATTAGGAAATATAAACGCTTTACAATTTGATGATAAAGTTATTAAAGTTGATATGAAGGTTAATACTTCAGGAATAGCAAAACAAGTTGAGAATGAATTTAAAGGTAAAAAAATAAGAATGACTACTTATGCTGATGGTGAAGTTAAAATAGATTATTACAGAAAAGGTGGTATATTTTATCCAGGTGCTATTCCAAGATTAGCAGTTGGTGGTGTTATAAACAATCCAGGCAAAGGTGTACCATTAGGAATTGGCGGTGAAAGTGGTGCAGAAGGTGTTATACCACTTACTGATTCACAACAAATGGAATTATTAGGTGAAGCAATAGGAAAATACATCACTGTTAATTTAACAAATGTTACTGAATTAGATGGTAGAACAATTGCTAGAAAGGTACAAGAAGTTAATAATGGTACTAATTTCTTGTTAAATAGGTGATAATATGTTTTTAAATAAAGATAGTATAATAATAAATGGTGTATCAATGGGACAATATATAGTTGAAGCAAAATATGGTTATAATAAACTTTGGGGAGAAGATTCAGGAAGAAATTTAAATGGTGATATGGTTGCTAGTTTGATAGGTATATTTCCAAAAATAATAATAAATTTTAGACCCTTAACTCAAAGTGAAATGGAAGTAATTACACCTATTTTAGACGCACCAAGACAAAGTGTTACATATTATGATCCTACTAAACATGCAAACGTTACCATGCAAACTTATACAGGTGATTATGAAATAACAAACAAAAATATTGTTGGTGGTTTGCATAAAAATGAAGGATTTCAAGTATCATTTATTGCTACAAAGAAAAGAGTGTGATTAAATGAAACAAATAAGTAATGATTTTAAAAATGTTCTTACTACATTTGGTAGAGAATATAAAAATATAATTGATATATATGATACTTTATCATTAAGCACACAACAAAATGATTTATTATTAACAGAAGATAGCAAAGAAATAATTGCAAAAACAAGTACATCACAAATAGCATTACAAATTGATGATGAGAATATATACTCAGTTAAATTAATAACAAAAGGTGAAATATTATCTACATTAATGAAAGAATTAGATTTTGATAGTGGACTTAACTTAGATACAGGAAAAACGATAAATTATAAATTTGGCTTAAAATTAGGTGATATACCTGAAGAAGAAGCTACTGAAATAGTAAGTAATATATTAACTGATTCAATGAGTAAATTTTATGAACAAGTATATTATCCTAATTATCCAGGAGATATATCACAATATGCACAAACAGGTATAACATTTAGTGTATCAAGTATTAGAAGTAAAATAAGTAATGATGATTATGAAACTTTACAAAAATATTGTGATGTTGAAAATACAAATATTAAATTATATCCTACAAGTCCATTTGCAGTTACTGATTATACATTAGAATTAAATATAATAAGTGATTATAAATATTATGAATATATAGATTATGGCAATTTTATAATATATAAAAAAGAATTTAATCAAGATACTAAATTATATAATTATATATGTTATGATCTAATGCTTAAAACAATGGTAATGATAGGCAATGAATTTTCATTTAATACAACCCCTACCGCTAACGAAGTATTATTAAAAATATTTGATATTTTAAATATTGATTTTGACACATCAATATATGAAGATACAACAACAAGAAAACCAACGCCTTATGCCTTATTAAGAAATAAAATATATAATTTGAATATTAGTACAATAAAAGAAAGTAAAATAACATATAGAGATTTATTAAATTATTTATGTCAATATTTTGGAATATCAATGTATATGAATAATAATGAATTAAAATTGAAATTGTTAGGTGAATTAAAAAAAGAAGGTGTTGTTTGGGAATTAGATAATTTAACACCTACACCTGTTGATACAATAGATAAATCTTTTATGAATGATAAAAATGTAGCATTTAAGAGTAAATATGGACCAATAAATGCTTTAACTATAACAGGTACTGATGAAACAAACCAAAAATATATAGAAGATACACAAAGTATAGAAACAAATGGATTAACTACATTTGAAATACAAAAAAATATATTATTAAATGATAAAGATATATGGGATACACATGGTGATGAAATTGTAGATAATATATTTCCATTAATAGACGGTGTTAATTTTGAATTAATGGATATTCAAACAACAGGTATTTTATATTTAGATTGGTTAGACTATTATAATATAACAATAGACAATCAAACATATAAATGTTTATTATTAAATAGTGAAATAACAATAAAAAGTGGTATAAGTGAAAATATATATACTAATATACCTGAAAAGAATGTGAGTGAGTATACCACGTCTAATAAAAGTAATGATATTATTGGTGATACTATTCGTTCTCGTGGTAATGCTTATGCTAATGGTGAAAGATTAGTACAAGAAAGTGAAATTATTGATACATATTCAACAAATGAAATTAAAACTAATAAAATATGGGTAAATAACAAACCTATATATAGAAAAGTTTGTATAGGTGTATTTAATGATGAAGATACATTAGTTTCAAATATTGAAGATTTAATCTCTTGCTCTGGTAATGGAGATGTAGGAACTGGCATTATCAGAAATATACCGTGGACAGAAGTATATAATGATAACAACTTCTTTTTGACAGTAGATATAGTAAATAATAACATTCGTGCAAGAGCAGTATTAAATGGAAGTGCTTCTCAAACAAGTGCAAATACTAAATTTATTTTAGAATATACAAAATCAAATTAAAGGAGGAATAAATATGGCAAGTATTAAAATAAGTGAATTAAATGAAATGACAAGTTTAGATAGTGCTGATTTACTACCAGTTGTAGATAGCACTGCTGACGAAACCAAAAAAATAACATATAGTAATATTAAAACTAATATAATAAATGATACATTTGCTATTATACAATTAACAACACCACAAAATGTTAATTATGCTATAACAGAAATGCCTAGTGGATTTACTATGCAAAATAGTGTTGTTATAAGTATAATGGAAAAAAGACAAAATAACGACAAATGGGAAGCAAGAACATTATATACAGTTGAAGCAAGTAACAATAGATATTATCTAAATAATGTTGAAATATATCAAGATAATGGAACTAATTATTTGATAGTATATGATAAATCAAAAAATGATGAAAGTTTTAATAATAGTATTGATTTTAAAATTGTTTTAATGAAGGTAGCATAAGCTATCTTTTTTTGTTGTTTTTTAATAATATGATATAATATAAACATAAAGGAGGAATGAGTTATGGAGATAACTTATGTTGTTATAGTATTTATAGTTACATACGTTCTTGGTGCAATTACAAAAACATTTATTGACGCAATTCCAAATAAGTATATACCAATTCAAAATGTAATTATAGGTATTACAAGTGGTTTTATTTGCTATTTAATAGGAATTGAAACTGATTTGATTACATCAATTGTATTATGCTTTATGGCAGCAATTGGAGCAGGTGGCACTGCTGATTTAGTAAAAGTTGGTGATGAAGATTGAGATGTCCTTTAAAATTTAATGGTATAAAGCAAAAATTTAAAAACAAAGGTGTTAAAAAACATTATGGAATAGATTTAGGATGGCATTATCAACATAATGAACCTGTATATGCAATAGATGATGGAACAGTTATATATAATAGATACCAAAAAACAGGTGGCTATGTTATTCACATAAGACATAATAATGGTTATGTATCAGAATATGGGCATTTAAAAAAAGATAGTCAAAAAGTTAAAGAAGGAAGTAAAGTTAAAAAAGGTCAACAAATTGCTAATATGGGCAATACAGGAGTATTAACAACAGGTTATCATTTACATTTAGGATTATATAAAGGAAGTTCTATAAATTATAATGATAAATCTAAATTTGTTAATCCAGTTGAATATTTGAATTTATATAATGGGCAAGAAGAAGGTAAAGATACAAAAGAACATATTAATCATACAAAACATGCATCAGGAATACCATCAGAACCTTTGTTAGTACATAATGCACCTAATTATAATAAAAATAGTGTAGTAAATGGTTATGATATATACAATGGGCAAGAAGTCGAATATTATGGTACTACTAATAATATGGCTATAATTGATAATGCTAGGAAATATTACACAAGTAATAAGTATTTAAAATAAGAGATACCACTTGAAATAGTGGTATTTTTTTATTTATGTAAAATATATAAAAAAAGTATAAAAAAAATATTGCATTATTATAAAATATGTAGTATAATTTTAATTGTAAAGGAGGTAGATAAAATGTTACATATTAAAATTGATGATGATTTAAAAAAACAATTAGAACAAGAAGCACGAGAAAAAGGATTGTCATTAAATTCTTATGTAAGAATGTTGCTGATTGAAAGGGGTAAATAATGACACGAGAAGAATACTTAAAAGAATTAAATAAGGCATTTGGTAATTTCAAATTTTATGAAGATGGACACTATTATACATATAAAGATAAACTAATTGGAATATCAGTCACTAGATTAATTGAAGAATATACAAATGAGTTTGATGCTGAAGCAGTTGCTGAAAAGGTGGCTATTAAAGAAAATAAAACTATTCAAGAAGTATTAGATGAATGGGAATATAAAAACAAATATGCTTGTGCTAAAGGCTCAACTTGTCATGAATATGCACAACACTTATGGAGTGGCGACGAATGGGATTTTGAAGAATTTGATGGAAGTAGAGATTTTGAAATCGATGTTGATACAATAATGCAACAAGCAAGAAGATTTAATTGTGATTATAAAGACAGATTAGAACACCTAGCAGATGAATATGTAATTGGTAGTGAAGAATATAATATAGCAAGTGCTATTGACCATTTATTTATTAATAAATTAACTGGTGGACTTGTATTAGTAGACTACAAAACAAATAGTGATATTCACAAAAACGAAAAATATGCAAAAAATATGAAAGTACCTTTATCACATTTAAAGGATTTTACATTAAATCACTACTATATTCAGTTATCTATTTACAAATACCTAGTTGAAAAATACACAAACTTGAAAATTGAAGAAATGTTTATAGTATATATGAGTGAAAACATCGACAATTATGAAATTATAGAAATACCTTATTTAGAAAAAGAAGTAGAAATGATATTAGAAAATAGGAGGATTAAAAATATGAAAAGTGTACCAGTATTATTAATTGGAAAGTCTGGCTCTGGTAAGTCAGCAAGTTTAAGAAATTTTAAAAAAGACGAGATTGCAATTGCAAATGTGCTTGGCAAACCACTACCATTTAAAAGCGATTTAGAAGCACCAAAAGTTGATGATTATAATGTTATATTAAAAGCTATTGAAAAAACTGATAAAAAAGTTATTGTGATAGATGACGCTAATTACCTTATTACGAATGAATTTATGAATAAATCAAGTGTTAAAGGTTTTGACAAATATAACGAAATGGGAAACAACTTTTTTAATCTTATTAATGGTATTAAAAATGTTGAAGGTGGTAAGACAGTTTATTTAATAATGCACGAAGATACTGATGACGAAGGAAATGTAAAACCAAAAACAATTGGTAAATTATTAGACGATAAAGTAAATATTCAAGGTATGTTCACAATTTGCATTAGAGCAATGTTTGACAATGGCAATTATATATTTAGATTAAAAACAAATGGTCAGGATTGTGTTAAAACACCAATAGGGTTATTTGAAGAAGAACAAATTGAAAATGATTTAAAATTAGTTGATGAAAAGATAAGAGAATATTATGAATTAGACAAGGAGAAGAAATAATGCAAGAATTAATTATAATATGTGCTACAATTATTACTTGTATTTTGATTATATCAAGTACAATTAAGCAAGTTGTAACAAGACCACATATTGTTGTTGATATTGATAAAGACAATATAATGAAAAAAATAAAAGAAATAGAAGAAAGTGAGGAAAATTAATATGTTAAAAAAACCAAGTAATTATGATGAAATAGAGGTAAATATGGATTTTATTCCAATAGAATTAGGAGGACACAAAGGCGTTATAATGAACGCCGAAGAATACACAAGTGATGTAAGTGGCAATACTTCACTTAAAATTAGCGTAGATACTGCAAAGGATGATAAACAACCTAATTATTATAGTGATCTATACAAAAGTGATACAAGAGAAGATAAAAAGTGGTCAAATTCAGCTATTAAATATGTATCATTAAAAGAGGACGAGAATTGTGTTCGTATGTTAAAAGCATTTATTACTTCAGTTGAAAATTCAAACGCAGGATATACATTTGACTGGAAAAAAGAAGTTAGTCAATTAAAAGGTAAAAGTATTGGACTTGTATTTGGACTAGAAGAATATACCGCACAGGATGGTAAAATTAAAACAATTGCAAAATTAAATCAATTTAGAAGTATTGACAAAGTTGATAATGTAAAGATTCCAAAGGTTAAATTAATAGATGGATCATTTGTAGAATATGAAGATTATAATAAAAATTACACTGAATCTGATACAACTACAAGTGATGATATAATAGAAATACCTGATAGTGAATTGCCATTTTAATTTTAAAAAAATGTAAAGACAATGTAAAATTGTCTTTTTTTATTAAAATAATTTGACTTGGTATTAAATAGGTGTTATAATGGCATTAATGTAAAGGAGGTAAAGATATGGAGAATCCTATTTTAGTTTATCAAAAAAATGCTGATAAAACTACACATAAAATGATTATTCCAAAGTTCATTATTGAAAAATGGGGTAACCAATTTTATATGGAAATATACAAAGATAAGTTGATTTTGAAACCAGTAAAGAAGGGAGAATAATTTAAAAATGAATGACATAAAGGGCTTTACTTTTTATAAAAGTTATTACGAAAGTTTAAAAAATTTGAAAAAAAATGACAAAAATGAGTTAATAAATGCAATTTTTGAATACGTTTTTGAAGAAAAAATGCCAAATTTTAATGGAATTAAAAAAACAATTTGGACACTAATCGAGCCTAATTTGAATACATCAAAAAATCGTTCAAACCCCAATGCTGGTGCGCCTTATGGTAATTCTAATGCTAGTAAAGAAAAACAATCAAAAAACAATCAAAAAACAATCAATGACCTCTATGATAAGGATAAGGATAAAGATAAGGATAAAGAGAGAGAGAATAAGAGAGAGAAGATTGTTGCTAACGCAACCCCTCCCACACTCGCTGAAATTATTTCTTATGCAAATGAGTTAAATATCAATGATGAAAAATATTGTAAAAAATTTTACAATTATTATGATGGATTAGATTGGATTAATGGAACAGGTCAAAAAATAAAAAATTGGAAATCAATTTTTAGAAATTGGATTGAAAAAGATAATATTCAAGAAAAGCAAGAGAATAAAAAGAATTATTTATAGGAGGTAATACTATATGGAGGTAAATGAAAACAAGCGAATCGAGAACGAGAACGAATACCTTGCGTTGTTGCTAAATAAAAACAAAGTAATAGATGTAACAAAGATAGAACCAAAGTATTTGTATGATAGCAAAAATAAAGTGTTGTTAGATAGTATTATCAAGTGTTATAAAAAATATGGGGTTACTGATATAAATAAAATGCTCGAGATAAATCCAAGTTTGAGCATTGATCGTTTTGCTGAAGTGTTTACTGATACAATTGTTTATGATACTAATTGGCAAGAACATTTAAGAATATTTGAAGAAACAATTGTGAAGTATTACAAAATTGATGTTATTAAAACGTACAACAAGAAATTAGAAAACAACCAAAGTGATAGTGGTTATGATAATTATGTTGAAAATATTAAAAAGTTGGATGATATAATTATTTCACATGAAATTAAAACAATTAATGAAGAAGAATTGTTAAATAATATTGATGACAATAAAACAATTATTGCTTTGAATAATTATAATAAATTGAGCAGGTATTTAAAATTAGTACAAAATGATTTTATGATTATTGGTGCTATGACTGGAACAGGTAAGTCAGGGTTTATGTTGAATCTTATGAGTGACTTAATGTTTAGATATCAGTGTGTGTATTTTAATTTGGAAATGAGTAAAAGCACAATTTATAAAAGATTGATTTCAATTAATTCAGGTGTTCCATTGGACGCTATAAATGAACCAACAGAATATCAAAGGCAATTAATTAAAAATGCTATCAATGATATTGTCAGAGATAATATTTACATAGACCATAAGGCAAATGATATAAAAGAAATCAAAAATATTATTAGCAGAATAAAGAAACCAGATAGGCACACAATAGTATTTATTGACCATTTAGGATTATGTAGATGTGATAATAGCAAAAGCTTGTACGAACAAGCTACTGAAGTTGCAAAAGAATTAAGACAAATATGTTTGAATTATGATTGCACAATTATATCAGCAAGTCAATTAAATAGGTCAGCTTATTCAAGTGATAGTTTGAGTTTGTCAATGCTTAAAGATTCAGGCGAGTTAGAAAATAGTGCGAGTAAGGTTGTATTGCTTTCAAGAAGTAAGGAAGATAAAAATAACATGGATAACACAAATTGCAAAATGGATCTTGATATTGTTAAAAATCGTGATGGCATTTTAGGAAGTATCAGGTTGAAATATGATAAAACAAAACAAATATTTACAGAACTTAACGACTTTTGACAAATAAATTGTAAAGTTGTAAAAAAATAATTGCAAAACATTGAAATTGAATTAATAGTGTGGTAATATTAAATCATAGAAAAGAGGTAATGAGAAATGAGAAAAGTGAATTTTGTTAATTTAGTAAAATTAATGGCTATGGGGATTTGTATTGTAATATTATTAAAAGATTTTGTAAATATTTTTGGAGGGGTAATATCTGGCGTATCAGTTGGTTTAACTTGGTATGGTGTTATTGTAGATACTATGTTGTTAATACTAGGTTCAATGATTTACGAAGATTTATTTGGTGAGTAATATGGGAAGTATTTTTAATAATAGCTATGAAAAAAGAGGCAATATATCTTATGCAGATAGATGTAAATTAGAATCAGAAATGGCAAATTTAAAAGTAACTTGCAAATGTGGGCATAAAGAAATAATGCCTGTGTATGTTGATAAAACTAGATGTAGTCACTGCAATAGAACGTTGTACAATAATACAAAAGCATATTTTAAATACAAAATGAGAAAGGAATTAGAAAATGGTAAAAAAGAAAAAGAAAAAAAATAGAACGCAAGAACAAGAAACAATATTTAATTTTGTGCTAGTCTTGTTTGGTAGTGTGTTAGTAATACTAGGGTTTATATTGTTATTCAATCTTGGTGGTGTGGATGAAGCAGTAAATTGCAAAAAAGAAAAAGGACATTGGTGTTATAAACATGAATTAGAAAAAGTGGAGGACAAATGAAAAAAGAAGAGTTAGAAAAAGAATTAACAAGAGCGGTATGTAAATTATTACAAATCAAAGGTTATTGTATTAATTTAAAAAATGCAAAACATTTTGATAAGCAACAAGCTATTGAATATATTTTAAAAATAATTGATGGAAGGGGTGATTAATATGTATCTAGAAGAAGAATTGTATGATAAAATAAAAAAAGAAACTACTACTGATTATGAAGGATTTTTAACTGACAACATGGATTATCTAATAACAGTTGAAACTACTAAAGGTATGTTAGAAGATTTATTATGTGAGGTTTATCATTGGAAAGAACAATACGAAGATTTGAAACAAGACATGTATCAAAATTATAAATTTGTTGGTGATGAACCTGATAATAATTAAATATAGTCAAATTTCTTGAATAAAGGCACTTTTTAGAAGAGTTTCTATAAAGTAGGTATTATTTATCATTTTTGATAAAAAATTAAAAATAGGGGTGTTAAATAAAGAATAGGAGGTATATATGTATTTTATAAATATTTTTGACACAACAACAGGTAAGGACTGGCGAGAAGAATTTGATAGTTATTATTTATTTGCTAAAAGGGTGATTAAACTTAAATATAGTAAAAAATTAATAATTATTGGTAGAAGTTTATTAGAAAATGAGATGTATTAGGAGAAATTATGAAATTATATAGCGAAAGTAAAGATTACAAATTATATCAAGGTTCTATGTTAGATATGTTAGAAGTAATAGAACCTAACTCAATAGATTCAATAGTGTGCGATCCACCTTATGAGCTTAACTTTATGGGTAAAGGATGGGATAATTCAGGTATAGCATTTCAACCAAATACTTGGAAGAAATGTTATGAAGTATTAAAACCAGGAGGATACCTATTAGCATTTGGTGGTAGCAGAACATTTCATAGAATTGCTTGTGCTATTGAAGATGCAGGATTTGAAATAAGAAATACTATTATGTGGTTATATGGTAGTGGATTTCCTAAATCACAAAATATAGGAAAAATGTATGATAAAAAAATGGGAAATGAAAGAGAAATAGTTGGTGAAACAAAAATAGGCAAAACTTCATTAGGTGATGGTTCGGGATGGGATACTTCACAAAACATGAAAGATTTAAAAGCAACAGGTAAGTTAGACATAACAAAAGGAACTTCAAAATTTGAAGGTTGGGGTTCTGCTCTCAAACCTAGTTATGAACCAATTATAGTAGCAAGAAAACCATTTAAAGGAAGTTTAGTAGATAATGTTATCGAAAATGGTGTAGGGGGAATAAATATTGATGAGTGTAGAGTTGGAACTGAAATAATAACACAATTACAAAAAGATATGAAACCATATAATAATAATAAAATGGGAGTAGGATATTCTACACAAATGACAGGAATAACAACACAAACAATAGGTAGATTTCCAGCAAATACAATATTAACTTATGATGAAGAAGAATTTGACACAGAAAGTTGGTTAAGATACTTCTATTGTGCTAAAGCAAGTAAGAAAGATAGAGATGAGGGTTTAGATACTTTTAATCAAGAAAAAGTAAATGATGGCAGACAAACACCAATAGACAATGCTTTTCAAAGAGGAGAAACATTAAGAAAAAATACACACCCGACTGTCAAACCAACTGAACTTATGCAATATCTAGTAAGATTAGTTAGTCCAGATGGTGCAACAATACTTGATCCATTTAATGGCAGTGGTAGTACAGGTAAAGCAGTTATGTATGAAAATAAAGAAAGAAATAAAAATTATAAATACATTGGAATAGAACTTACTGAAGAATACTTACCAATAGCAAAAGCAAGAATAGAATATATATGTAATTTAAAAAAAGAAGAAGTAAAAGAAATGCAAATGAGTATATTTGATTTAGGTGAATCAAATGAATAACATAATAATAGTAGACACTCGAGAAAAAGGACATAAATCAATTATTAAATATTTTGAAGATAACAAAATTGATTATATAACAAGTAAACTTGATTATGGCGATTATAAACTATATAAAAATAATTCAGTTGTAATTGATAGAAAAAATAATTTATTAGAACTAGCAGGAAATTTATGTCACACATTAGAACATCAAAGAATTAATCGTGAAATAGCAAGAGCCAAAGAAGATGGGTGCAAAGATTTTATATTTCTTATAGCTGAATCTAAAATTAAATCACTTGAAGATATTAAAAATTGGAGTTCGCCACATACGAAAGTAAAAGGCGAAACTTTATTAAAAATAATGGTTACTATGAAAAATAAATATGGTGTTAGGTTTATAATATGCCCTAGACGAGAGATGCCTAAAAAAATAATTGAACTACTAAAAAAGGAAGGAGAATAATTATGGATAAAGAATTTGTATTAGTTAGTCAAGGAATAGAAATTATGAGAACTAAATCGCAAGAAAATGCAATTAATTATGTAAAAAAAGAAAATGATGAATGGTTTGATTATAAACAAAAATGTATAGATAATTATGAAGATTATGCAGATAATTATATTTATTTAGAAATAGAATATCCAGAAGAACAACTAATATATAAAAAAATAAATGAATTACAACAAAAATTTGATAATGCAAGCGATTATAAAAAAGAAGATTTATTATTAGACTTAAATTATATAGGTAAATTAATTAATGAATATCATTTTATGGAAAGATATAGAGATTTAATTTTATTATATCAAGAAACATTTGATGAACCATTATTTGCAAATATAAATGTAGAAAAAGGAGAATAGAATATGAAAATAACAATGTATGAATTATTAGGATTAGTTAAAGATGGTAAAGCACCAAAGAAAGTAAGATATAACGATGAAATATATGACACTGAAACTAGCAATAATTTTTCTTTAATGATATATGAAACAACAGGGAAAATGAGTGATGATGGCGAAGTGCAATTATTTCTAAATGAAGAAGTAGAAATCATAGAAGAAGAAAAGAAAATACCTGAAAAATTAATACCAACAGCATTAAGAGGTATAGATAATCTTGATGAAAAAATAGATGTAGCACATATTGATACTATTAGTGCTATTGAAACAATAAATGAAATAATAGATTATCTTAAAAGCAAAGGAGAATAAGTATGAAATTATTATCAAAAATGTTAGACAATTATTATAGTAATAAATTAGTACAATTTGTTGAAATGGAAATAATATCAAAATATATTGTAGATATAAAACAATTCAATCATAAAAATTATACAGAAATAAGCATTAAAAGAACACAATATAATGACAAACAATATATAGTAGTTTTTAGATTTAATAAACAAGATGCTTTTGAATTTATGTGTAGGCAACAAGAGTTAAGTAAAAAAGTATTAAATAATGCAAAAAAATATTTAGAAAGCAAAGGTGAGTAATAATGAATAAAGAAATAGAAAGAATATTAGGAACAAGTGGAAAATATATTACTTATGCAGAAAAAAGCTATGTATTAGATTACATAACAAACCTAAAACAAGAAAATGAAAGATTGAAAGAAGAATTATTAAGTAAACCTGATAATGAAATAACTTTAACAACAAAAGAAGGGCAAGAACTAACAATAATTCAAAGCAAAAGAATAGATATGCAAGAAACACTTAATAAATCATTAGAAGAAATGTATAAAAAATTAAATGATTACAAATCAAGAATAGATAAAGCAAATGAAGTATTAGAGAGCATACTTGTAATTAGTGATTGGGAACATAAAGGCAGATATAGACCAGTTAAAAACACTACTGCACAAGATGTTTATAAAACAATATGCAAATTATATGGAATATTAGAAACTCCATATAGAAGTGATTATGGTGCATTAACAGGTGGTGATGAAGAATGAAATTATTAAATGAAAAACAATATGATGAATTAGTAGAAGAATATCAAAAAGAACAAAAAACATTGTTGTTTGCATTAAAAAGTAATGAAGATAAAATTAGTTTTACTACAAATGAAATATTACAACAAATATTATATGAAAGAGAGCATTTTATAAAAAGACATAATTTTGTTCCTGAATATATAAAAATGCCTGATGATTTATGTAATTATTTATATACGCAATTAATTGAAAATAGTGTTATAGATATAGATAAACACGAAGATTATAATCCTAAAACCATTTATGGAATGAAAATAGAAACATATTTTGATTAGGAGAGTGAAATAACAAATGAATGATAGAATATATGATTATAAAATAAATAAAATACATTTATGGGAAAGATTATTATTGTTATTTAAAAGACCAACTTATATAGTTGATAGTGATGGACATATTAAATGTAAAATTGGTTATAAACATTTATTTGGTAAAACTTATATAATAAATGAGAATATTAGTGTTAAAAGAGGAAGTGAAATAACAAATGTTAAAAATAAAAATAATAAATACTAAAAAGAAAACTAATACTGATTTAAAAGAAATACATGAAAGACTTAATGAAATACAATATTTATTAAAATTTACTTATTCTAAAAAGAAAATTAGAAGAAAAGTTAAAGAAGTAATGCAATTAGTAGAAAAGGTAAGTGATGATAATGGCTAAAACTTGGTATGGACATCATATAGATACAATAAAAGGTGAAGATTATGTATTATTTAAAGATTATTTAGAATTAAACAAAGAATTAGAAAGATTAAATAATATAATAAATGAATTAGAAAAAACATTGGAATATGAAAAAAATGATTATAATGGAAATATAGATATTGAAACTCATAATATTGATAGTGAATTTTTAAGAGGAAATTCTTGGGAAGCAGATTATATTTTAAATAAATTAAAAGAATTAAAAGGTGAAACAAATGAAGGAAAAAATAATTAATATTACATCTAAATTAGTAATTATTATATGTATGATCTTAACAATTGATATTATATATTGTTGTTTATCTTCAATTTATCGTGATAACATTAATGTTATAATAGAAAGGGAAAGAGGTGAATAAAATGGGTGTTGGTGATTTATTATTATGGGGATTTCTTATATTTTGTGCTTATTCCTTACTAAATAAATTAATCAAATTATGGGAAATGAAAATAAAACATGACATTGATATAGAATCAACTTCATTAAAAATTGATAAAGACTTCAAAGACTTTAAATGTTCTGACTTTGAAGATGTATTTGAAGACATTAAAAAAGACTAATTTGTCTTTTTTTCTTTTTTGTGGTATAATTATCTTGTGATGTAATATCACGCAAAACCCCTTTTTATTCTTAGAGTAATAGGACACTTTTCTCATACATTACCTCCTATTATTCTTTTTTTATTTATTTACATTTACCACTTGCGTTTTATTTACATTTATATTATAATATTTAATGTAAAGGGGTGTTATTATGTTTGACAATATACCTACTATTTTTGATCCTAATTACACTTTTTGACACAGGTTTTTTGTGTCCTTTTTTATTTAGTTTTTCTTTTGATTCATATTTTATTCTTATCATTTTATCACTTTAACTAAATAACACCCACTTTACTAATAATAAAAAGGAGGCTTTTATGGAAAATCAAATTGACTTCAGCGAATGTGAATTTATTGACGAGGCAATGAAATACTACACTTATTTTGATTTTTGCAAGGAACGTAAAACCATCAAGCAACTATTCAATGTTTTAACCAAACAGGGTAAACGTTTCTATCTTTGGTATGTTTATGCCAATATTCACATGGATAACCAATACAAAAACGCAATTTGGGACTATCTTAACGGTTATGATGAGAACGCCGTTGAACTATTACGCATTAAAAGAAATTATCGTGTAAAGTAGCTTTTTGTCTATTTTACTTTTTTATGTTAAAATATATCGTATGAAAGAGGTGATTGTTATGCCTGTTAGAAAAGTTAAAGGTGGCTATCGTTATGGTCGTAAAGGTAAAGTTTACAAATCTCGTGCCAAAGCTGTAAAACAAGGTCAAGCTATCGCCATTTCTAAAAAGAAAAGAAGCAGGTGATAAAGTGGCAAAAATTGATGAATGGCTTGAACAAGATAAACTTATATTACTTGAAGGTTGGGCTAGAGATGGTTTGACTTATGAACAAATTTCAAATAATATGGGAATTGATACCTACTTTATGGGATTGGAGAAAAAAAGATTCCAATATTTCCAATGCTTTAAAAAAAGGTAGAGAAGTTGTAGATTTTGAAGTCGAAAACGCATTACTTAAAAATGCCTTAAGTGGTAATGTCACTGCACAAATATTTTGGCTTAAAAACAGAAAAAAAGATCAATGGCGTGAAAAGATAGAAACAAATGATGAAGAAAAAGAAATTCAAAATGCAAAAGATATTGTTGTTAAGATAAGGGAAATTGCTAATGAACAACGAAATTGAATTAAGTAGAAAACAATTAGAATATATAAATAATGCTAATCATAGATGGAATGGAAAAGTTGGAGCAACTCAATGTGGCAAAACTTATGTTGATACATTATTTGTTATTCCTGATAGAATAATAGAAAGAATAGGAAAAAAAGGTTTAAATTTTATTGTTGGCGTATCAAAAGAAACAATAACAAGAAATATAATAGAACCATTACAAGAAATATATGGAAATAAAGCAATAACAGATATTAATAGTAAAAATGTTTCTACAATGTTTGGAGAAAGAGTTTATTGTTTAGGTGCCGATAATGTAGGAAGAGTAGCAAAATTTAGAGGTGCAAGAGTTAAATATTTATATATAGATGAAGTATATGATATAAACAAAGAAGTATTTGAATTACTTAAATCTCGTTTATCTTTTGAATACTCTATGTGTGATTTTGCTGGTAACCCACAGTCACCAAGTCATTATGTAGAAGAGTTTATAAATAGTAATATTGATATATATTTGCAAAGATATACTATATTTGATAATCCATTTTTACCTAAAATATATGTTGATAATTTATGTAAAGAATATGAAGGTACAGTATATTACAATCGTTACATTTTAGGACAAGCATGTTCTGCTGAAGGTCTTATTTATACTAGATTTGCAAATGAACCATTAAAATATAAATGGACAGGCAAAAAAGAAGATGGAACTTACAATTTGCCAAGTGGCACAACAATTATAGGCATTGACTATGGTGGAACTAAATCAGGTCAAGCTTTTGTGTGTACTAGGATAAGTAGTGATTATAGAACTATAATTACATTAGGTAGTGAGAAACACATGGGCGACATTGATCCTGATGATTTAGAAGAATTAGAGATACAATTTGCCAAAAAGATGATGTTCAAGTATAATTGTGACATAGATTATATGTTGCCTGACAACGAAGAAGTTGTACTTATTCGTGGTCTTAAAAGGCGAGTACAGGAGGAGGGATGGAACACTATTGTTAGAGGTTGTGTAAAAGAGCCAATTAACGATAGAATTGATTGTGGAAGAACTATGATTTCTTATGGTATCTTATACTATATAGAAGAAGAATGTAAAACATTTGTGGACGCTTTGTCTAGTGCATTGTGGGATGACAATGCAAAAGAAGATACAAGACTTGACGATTTTACAACCGACATAGACACAGTGGACGCATGGGAATATTCATGGTGTCGATTTATTAGACAAATTAATGATATGATAAATCGCCGAAGATTAGAAGATTAAAGAAAGGAAAAAATTTATGTTAAAGAATTTATGGATGTGGATTTTGACAAATGTGTTCAAAGTTCAAACACAAACGACTGAAAAAGAAATTGAAGATAATTCTAAATATGCCAAAATTTATGAAAATATTGATGACATAAATTTTAATGCAATATTTAGTAATAAATTAGCAAATTACACAGTTAGTGATAGCACAATGAATATTGAAGGTGATAATCAAAGAGCGGAAATGCTTAATATGACAGGGACTTCAATGTGGAAAAAAGCCAAAAAGTTTATATCAATGGCGTTTGGTTATGGTGGTGTTATAATTGTGCCTTATGTAAAAGGTGGCAAGATATATTATAATTTAGTGCCACAAGACAGATTAACTATTGATTCAACTGATGGTGAGTTAATTACAGGTGCAACTGTATTAGCTGAAAAGAAAACAATAGGTGGCAATGTAAATAGTAAAGTATATTTACGTTGGACTAATTATCAAATACAAAATGGTAATATGGTTATTACACAACAATATAGTGATGATAAAGGAAATAAAATACCCGCACCAAGTTTTTGGCAAGATATACAAGAAGTTAGAACAATAACAAATGTTGATAGGGTTTTATTTGGTTATATTAAATCGCCAATTAATAACCGCAAGGCAAATGATAAGTATGGTGTGCCAATTACTTATGGTTGTGAAGCTACTATCCTTGAAATAAAAGAAACAATGAAACAAATGGTTAGAGAATATGAATTGAAAGAAGTGTTTGTTGGTGCTGATATTACTATGTTCGATGGTAAAAACGCTTTGCCAAAAAACGGACTATGGAAAAAAGTAGATAGTGGCAGGGATGACTTTTTTGAAGTATTTGACCCACAATTTAGAGATTATACTACAAGATTGCAAGAATTATATAAAAGATTAGAACACGAAGTTGGAACAAGTTATGGAATATTAAGTGAAGTTAATACACAAAATGCAACTGCAACAGAAATTAAAAAATCAATGTATGATACGTTCTGTATAACGGATGATATGAGGACTAACATTGAAAAAGGTATGGACGATTTCTTTTATGCTTGTAATGTATTAGCTAATGCTTTTAACTTATCACCACAAGGAGAATATACAATTGACTTTGACTGGTCTTATTCATTATTAGAAGATACACAAACAGAATGGTCACAAATGACATGGGCTGAAAGCAAAGGTATTATGAGCAAAGTTGAATTAAGACAATGGCTTAAACCTGATGAAACATTAGAAGAAAGTCAAAAAGCAATTGAAGAAATAGAAGAATCACAACCAAGTGTTGATGATATACTAGGAACTCGTGGGGGTGAAGAATAATGGCAAGATTTTATAGATTTGAAACAGTAGATATTCCTTTAAAATTAACGCCAGTTGGAGTGTTAGAAAATTATAGTAAAATTGTTGTATCAATAGCACAAGAAGGCATGGCTCAAATTAATAAAGATGAAAGTCAGTTGGGTATTGATGTTGAAAATGATATTATTACAATGTCTTTATCACAAGAAGAAACAGGTAAATTTGCAGGTGGCAATGGTAATAATCCTAGAAAAGCTACAATACAAGTAAATATTTATTACGAAAGCACTGAAAGAGATGTATCAACAACAGGTACAATTGATGTATATGATAATCTTTATAAAGAGGTGATTAGTAATGAATAATGATAGAACTGAAGAAATTACAATGAAAATATTAAGCAGTAATGAGCCAATAGATTTTGATGTTGTTGGTGGCTCTGGTACTAGCAATTATGAAAGATTAAGTAATAAGCCACATATTAATGGCGTTGAATTAATAGGAAATAAGACAAGCGAAGATTTAGGGTTGCAACCTGCTGGCGAATATTTAACAGAAGAAAGTGATCCAATATTTAGTGCTAGTCCAAGTGCTGAAATAACAAGCCAAGATATTAACAATTGGAATAATAAAAGTGATTTTAGCGGTGATTATGATGATTTAACTAATAAACCTGATATACCTAGTAATACAAGTGATTTAGTAAATAATAGTGGTTTTATTGATAATACAGTAAATAACTTGACAAATTATACATTAAAAACAAGTACAGGTTCATTGATAGATTTAGAGATAAATAGTTCTACTTATGTTGTAACATTATCATTAAAAGATATTGATGGAAATGTAATAAGTACAGATACAATTGATTTACCATTAGAAAGTGTTGTGGTTAGTGGTTCATTTGATAGCACAAATAAAAAAATAGTATTAACATTGCAAAATGGCAACACTGTTGATATTCCTGTGGGTGATTTAGTTGCTGGATTACAAACTGAAATAACAAGTAGTAATAAATTAGCAAGTGATTTAATTGATGATAGTAACAGTGGTAATAAATTTGTAACAACAAGTGAAAAGTCAACTTGGAACGCTAAATATGATAAACCAATAAGTGGAATACCCGCAACTGATTTAGCAAGTGGTGTAATACCTGACTTAACCAACTATGTAACAAAGACAGATTATGCTACTACAAGTACAGGTGGTGTAATTAAAACTAGTGGGTCTTATGGAAATGAATTAAGCAGTGGTGTATTAAGAGGAACAACAAGAACATATCAACAATATACAGATGGAAGCGATAGTACAATGATTTCAAAAGGTACACTTGAAAATGTAATAACAGGTAAAGACTTAACAACTAAATCTTATGTAGATGGCTTGGTAGGTGATATAGACACTGCATTAGATTCAATAAATGGTGAGGTGGTATCATGAGTACTGCTAATAAATTAACTTACCTAAACACAACAAAAGGTAAAATAAAAGATTCAATTAATCTAACAGGTGCAAATATAGGAACAAATGATACATTTAGAAGTTATGAAAAGAAATTAAAAGATGGGTTAGTTGATATAATTAATAATGGCACTGATACAGTGTATAACAACTTTCCAAAGGTAACAGGAACAGGCAGCAGTGTTACATTAAATAGTACATATCAAGCACCAATGAAAGTAGAGTTAAAGAGTAATACTTATCAAGGTAGTGATCCAACATCAAGTAGTCCTAAAGATATAGAAGTAGTAACAGGGTATAATAATATAACAATAGAAGATGAAAACGGAACAAATAGTCAAAGTTATGAAATCAATTTTGGTGCAGATAATTTATTAAATAATACTGCAACTACATCAACAATAAATGGAATTACATTCACAGTTAATGATGATAAAACAATTACAGTAAATACAGGAAGTGGAACTTCAACTGCTCAAACAGATTTTACAATAGGATATGTAGACTTTAAGGCAAATACAACATATTTGCTAACTGGAGCTCCAGCAGGTTCAGGTAGTAATCATTACTTATCAATTAGAGGTTATGGAAATGATACAGGAGATGGTAGAGATTATACTCCAACTGAAGATATAACTAAAGAAATATTTTTAAGAATTAAATCAGGAATATCAGTTAATAATGTAGTTATTAAGCCTATGGTTGTAAAAGGAACTTATAAGTATGATTATGTACCTTATGGAGTAAAACCAATAGAAATGTGTAAAATACCAAATACAGAGTATGAAGATGAGATAAGGTGTAGTACAGGAAAGAATTTGTTTGATAAAGAAAATATAGAAACAGGAAAATATTATACATCAAACACAATTTCTACTAGTCAAAATTGGGTAATAACACAAATACCTGTAAAAACTAATACAAATTATTATTTAAGTGGTAATAATTATAATAATACAACTGCAAGGATAGTTTTATTAAATGGTTCAAAAAATGTAATAAGTGATGTTGGTGGTTATAAAGATGTAAAATTAATTACAACTAATTCAAATACTGCATATATAGGTTTATCTATTGCTAATTATAGTGATGGAAGTGATTTAAATAGCATTCAATTAGAGCAAAATAATCAAGCAACAGATTATGAACCTTATGGAATAGGTGTATGGTATAAGTATGGTAAGATTGGTAAGGTTGTGTTGAATGGTAGTGAGCAAGGTTGGAGTTATAATAGTGATAATGTGTTTTTTGGACTTAATGGTTACATAAATGATTATCTATATAGTGATGGTAATATTACATATTGTTGTGATAAATATAAACCAATAGCACAAACTTCTCAAGATACAGCATTTAAAAGTGCTGCTGCAAATTATAATTTTAATTTTAGAAGTACATCAAGTAGATTAAGAATAAAAAATACTAATTATTCTGACGCAAATACTTTTAAAACTGATTTAGGAACAAATCCAATAACATTATATTATGTACTTGCAACACCAACTGCAACAATTCTAGATACTGAACTACAAAACCAACTAAACAACTTAAAAGGAGCTAATTCATATTCAGGACAAACAAACATTACTGCTGAATATATAACAGGTAATCAACCTTTTATTATGAATTTGGTGGCTTTAAAGGATGAATAGGAGGAAATATGAAAGTAGAAATCAAAACAAATAATAAAGGCAATTGTGAATATTTTAAAATAAATGGTCAAGAATATGGCACAGGGATTTATGAATTAAATATAAAAATAAGTGCTAGTGAAAAACCTGAAATTATAATAAAAGCCAAAACTGATGAATTTATTTTAGATAGTGAAGAAACAAAATTATATTTAGAAAAGAAAGAAAAAAATGAAGAATAGGAGGTTATCCTATGATTAGTGAGGAACAAATAGATTTATTAGTTGAAAGACTTATAAGAAGAATAGAAAAGGCAAATGAATATTTTTTTAAAAAAATAGGTGCAAGTGTGGGAAGAATAAGAGAACTTACTCCCACACAAGCACAACAACTTGTAAATATTCTTAAATATGGTGGCAATTATGAAGATATTATGCAAGAATTAGCAAAGTACACTAATTTGAATATACAAGAAATAGACGATATATTCTATAATTATGCAAAAAAAGACCAGCTATTTTATCGAAAGTTCTATGAATATAGAAATATACCTTTTACACCTTTTGATCGTAATTACGCCCTTAAAACGCAAACAATGGCGTTTGCTAATTTAGTTAAAAATGAAATGTATAATTATACTAGGCAAAATGTGTTGGGCTATGCTATAAAAGACTTGCAAGGTGTAACAAGATTTATGGGGTTAAGAGAAACATATAATTATGTGCTTGATGAAGCATTGTTAAATGTTAGTCAAGGCAAAGACACATTTGATAGTGCTATGTCAAGAATAATGAAGGAAATCGGCGGTAGTGGACTTAAAACATTAGAATATCAAAGTGGAAGACATATTAGATTAGATAGTGCAGTTAGAACACATTTAAAAGATAATTTACAGGCGTTACATAATGAATTGCAAGATATATATGGCAAGGAATTTGGTGCTGATGGTGTAGAAATATCAGTGCATGGAAATCCAGCACCAGACCACGAATTAGTACAAGGTAGGCAATTTAATAATGAAGAATTTGATAGATTGCAAAGTGGGTTAAGTGCAAAAGATTATAAAGGCAATACTTATACATTGGATCACGACAATAAAAATGGCTATCGACCTATTTCAACAATGAATTGTTACCATTATATATTTAATATTGTACTTGGTGTAAGTGAACCATCTTATAATGATAAACAATTAAATGAAATAATAAATAATAATAAAATTGGTTTTGATTTTGATGGCAACCATTATACAATGTATGAAGGAACACAAATGCAACGTGCATTAGAACGAAAGATAAGAGAACAAAAAGATATTCAAATACTTGCTAAAAATAGTAATAACAAAAAATTAATTGATGAGTCACAAAAGAATATTACAATATTAACAAATAAATATAAAGAATTAAGTAATATATCAGGACTACCAACTAAAATGAAAAGATTAACAGTTAGTGGTTATAGAAGAAAGAAGGTAAAATGATGTATAGATTATATGGAAATATAAACGGGTGGAAATTATTAGAGGTAGTAGAAGATAATGAATTAGAATTAATAAGAACAATGCTAGAATATGTAAAAAATTATATGAGAGCAGAGTTTATAATAATAAAACATGAAAACAATATGGATATACCATATAAAAGCATACAAACAGAACAGGAATTAATAGAATATATAGAAGAATATGAAGAAAGGAATAAAAATGTCAGTTCATTTAGAAGTAGAAAAATATAATCATTTAGGTTATATGTTAAATATATATAAATTTTACAAAGATTATAAAACAAAGGATGAAATGATAGAACAACTTATATTAGATTTAGAACAATTAAAAGCAAATTTAATTGATGAACAATATAAAAGACTTGTATTAAAAAAATAATATGATATAATTAAATTACGGGCAATACATTTAAACTGGTATAAACCACGAAGGAGAAAACCACCTCCTTACCGTATGGCTAGGCAGTGGTGTTTAGCATGGATAGTCCTAGCGAGTAATGTGGTTTTGTGTATTGCCTTATGGAACATGGTAACATGTTCTTTTATTTGATTAAAATGCTAAAAAATGTTAAAATTAATATAAGAAGGAGGCAATGTATGATATATATATTTATTGTTATGATATTTTGTATTATTGCATTTTTATTTGGTGTATTAAAAGCATTGACAGATTTATCTAAAAGAATCGATAAAATAGAAGAAAAAATAAATAAATGATAATTTGTAAAATATTCTAGTATATGATATAATTCAAATGGTAAGAGTTTGAAAGGAAAAGCAACAATGGTAAACGAAATTATGATGAAAATAATTTTAACTATCGTTGGTTTTTTTGTAACTGGGTTGCTAGGATACTTGACTGCAAAGGTAAAAGAATATAGAAAAAAAGATAATACACAACAAGAAGCTCTTAAATGTCTTTTAAGAAGTAATATTACCAGCAAATACTATGTATATAGTGAACTTGGTGAAATACCACGATACGAGAAAGAAAATTTAACTTATATGTATGAACAATATAAAAATATGAATGGTAATAGTTATGTTGATGAACTTATGATAGAAATTAATACTTTACCATTAAAAAAATAAGGGGGTGTAATAATGGAAAATGAAAGTTTTGCAAGAGAAATATTGCAAGATTACAAAAAAGCAAACAAAAGACAATTTATTATTATTCTAGTAATATTAGCATTATGGGTTGGAACACTCGGCTATTTGATATACACGTTAAATGATATTGGTGTTGAAACAACTACAACAACTGAAACTTATGAAATGACACAAGATGTTGACAATGTTGATACTATTAATGGTGACATAGTTAATAGAGGTAAATAATGGGAAGAATAAAACAAAAAGTAAGATACACAAAAACTACTACTACTAAAAAGAAATATCGCAAATCAAAAAGAAAGTAGTTTTATGAAATTCTTTGAGTTTAATAAAACTGATTATGATTACATTGTCAAAGAATGCATGTTAGATGAAGAATATCAAAAATTATTAGAATATAAAATAAAAGGTTATAGTATTATTAAAATGGCTGATTTGCTAGGTGTTAGTGAAGCAACTATTAGTGTTATGGTTAGCAAATTAAAAAAGAAAATTAAAAGAATTATATAATTTTTTTATAAGAAGTTAATAATATAAACTTCTTTTTTTGTGGCATAATTAAGACAACGAAAGGAGAGATAAGCAATGAATTGTAGTAAAACACGTTTATTGTATGCTCTCCTTTTGTTTATTTAAAAGGAAGTGAAATAAATGTATAACAATCCATATATGATGAATTACAACCCTAATATTGGGCAAATTAGTTTAAATGAAAAAATAGATAATGAAATAGCAAAATTACAACAAATGAAAGAACAAATGAAAAATAATAATAATCAACAACCTGCAATAAACCAAACATTTCAATTAGCACCTAATAATAGTCATACAATGAGATATGCAAATACCATTGAAGATGTAGAAAGAGAATCAGTTTATTTTGACACACCATTTTTAGTAAAG